ATTAGCGGCTATTCGCTCGGTCTTCTTCAGGGCGTGGAAAACAATCTTGGTCTCTGCTTCGTCGAAGTGGCCTTTGGGATAGCGGCTTTTGAAGTGTTTGCAGGAAGCAAGATCCTCCTCCTCCGCTTTTTGCGGCGGCTTCTCTGGGGCGGTGCCATTCGGGGCGGCGCTCGCGGCTGCTGCTGGCCCTACAGTATCGGAGTCGTGTGGAGGAGGAGGAGGAGTATTTTCTCTAAAGCTTATAGGGTTATAGAAAGGGGCCCGATTTGTCTGCGACGCCTTTAACTTTCGATATTTTTTGTAGGAGGCGCTGACAACTTTAAAGATCCGTTTGTAGGAGGCGTTGACAACTTCCCATTCGGCAAATTCTGCAACGTGCTCAACTTTGTACCACTCTAGGAAGGCTTGAAATTCTGGATTTTTAGGGTTGTTGATTCTAAAGGGTTTATTTCGAGATTCTGTAACGTCCTCAACTTTCGGGGACGGATTCAGCGTTAAGCGGTGCCCAACGTTGGAAGCCATCGTACCCCGGCGGCGGTTAAAAGCGCAAGCTTGACTGATCAGACTCTTGTCAATCGGCTCGACGCCCCGGCGTGCGGCCTCCGCCCGGAACATCTCGAGCGGCGCGTCCAGCCACTCCCAGGGATGCCCGGCCCGCAGCCAGGCAATCTCCAAGGCGCACTGACGCTGGCCTAGGAAAGTCTGCCGGCACTCCCCACCATTTCGCGCGTACACGTGGACCGCATCCAGGCACTGGTTCCCATTAGCCCGGAACACCAGCCAGTCCATGACCGCCTCGACCGGGGCCCCCGTCGCGATGCGCCGCGCCAGGTTGTCATACCAATCGGGAGCAAACTTGAGGCGGTCTGTCTGTTTGGGATGGTTAACCGGATCGTATCCGGATTCCTTCAGGACTGCATCACGGTATTGCCTCCATCGTTTTCCGTTGTTCTCGCTCTGCGCCATTGAATCTCTCTAGCCGGATCAAAACTGCCGGCACGGTTAAAAATCAAAAGGTGAAAGTTTGCGCTGGGGAGGGACTTGTTCGAACGGCTGAAAAATGCCAGAATGATGGGTGAGCCGTGTTCCTCCGGCGCTCTTCTGTTGCACTCACCCGGCTGCGTTTTCGCGCTCTCGCAAAGTTTGAAAGGCGCAGTAGGTGAGAATTACGGGGTCAAGGAGGAACTACTTTCCTACGGCTTCGTGCGGGGTCAGTGCGTTCTAAATTATAAGTAACCGCTCCGTTCGCAAAACCCGCTTGTCTTGAGGCCCGTCGTACTGTTCGGTCACCATAATCAAAATTCGCGTTGCTATTTATGTCCCATGTAATGGGACGATGCGAACTTCCCCCACACCTGATTTTGAAAGACTGCTGGACTACCGTAGTCAAGTAGAACTGAGTCTCCGAGCCCCACGTACCAGAGACTCTTATGCATTCAGTTGGCGCCGGTTTGTGGACTGGTGCGGCCGTGCCAAGCGCTGTCCGTTTCCGGCATCGGCGGAGACTGTGATTTTCTATTTTGTCGACTCGCTGATGAACGGGTGCAAGATCGAATCGTGCAAGATCTATCGCGCCGCGATTAACTACATGCACAGGTCGGCAAACATCCCGATTCCGGATCCTCGCGAGATCGGCCAATTTTTGGTCTCGGCGCAACGGCTCAGACAAGAGCGGCCGGCGCAAAAAAAACCATTGCACGTGGAGGAGCTGCGGCAGATATGCGGCAAGCTCTTTACCAGCACCAGACCGATTGACATTCGCAATCGGGCGGTCCTCCTCTTGGCCTTCAGTTCCGCACTCAGGCGCTCGAATATCGTGGCGCTGAACCTCGAAGACCTCCAATGGGAAAGCAGAGGCCTGGTGGTGATTGTCCGGCGCAGCAAAGTCGATCAGATGGGAAAGGGACAACTGATCGGCGTGCTGCCCGGCGAACATCCCGAGACCGATCCGATCACCGCCGTGCAGCAATGGATCCGCATACGCGGCGACAAGCCGGGAGCTCTCTTCGTGAGCATGCACTATCCGCATGCGCGGCTGCAAGGCGCACACATAGCGGCCATTCTGAAAGCGAGCATCCGCAGCATAGGAGGCGATCCCCGGCAATACGGCGGTCACAGTCTGAGAAGTGGCTTCGCGACTTCTGCCCTGGGGAATGACGCGAACGAACTCGCGGTCATGCGTACTACCGGCCACCGGTCGCTGGCGATGCTGAATCGTTACGTGCGGGAAAAAGATCCCTTTCGGGCCAATGCGTCGTCGATGATCGGTCTGTGATGTTTGCATCCCCGTTTGACTGGGGCTTGAGAGTCGGCGCGGGGTCAAACCTGCAGTAGGGATACCACAGCCCGCGCCGCCCTCAAAACTGTTACTGCTGTCGGGAGCAAACCGACGCCCTCCATTATCACACCGTCCGAGGGGCAGTGCGCAAGTACCACTAAGCAAAACGATAACGAATGAGAAACACAGGACCACCAGACGAAGAAATTTGTATTCGATTAGCCGGGCGGGTTGCGGATACGACGGGTCGCGTGTGCTATGGTGACAGAGCATACTCGCGGGGCCCCCCGGTCCGACCAGGAGACAAACCCGACTGTCTCACCCCGGCTAAAAGGATCGGCCGTCGAGTAGGTCTGTATGGTTCGGATTTTGGGGGTCCCGTCTGCTTTTTTAGTCCAGGGTCAGTTTACCATTACGCATTTATGAGAATCCGGCATTTTTTGCGTGCCGGGTTTACCGGATAAGCCCGTACCATTATTCGCCGATTCGCCCCTTTAAACCAATACTTGAACCGAGCGGCCTTCCGTAAGCCTGGCCACCGCCCCAATCTCAAGGATTAGTTGAACCTGAGCGAACTGGCATACTGCACATCCGTGCGGTAACGGGCAGGCTTAGGGGATTCCCCTGGAATGTTAGCTACGGAGTTTGCCCGGCAATAGCTTGACGGGCACGGGCAGCCCTCGGGATGCAGCATAACAGGCGCCGGATCGCCGGCCAGCACTTGCGGATAGAGCAGTGTCCAACGCACCAGTTGCGCCCGGCCATTGGCGTCCAACCCCGAGCTGAGAGCCTGCAAATAATTGCGGACGACCGCGGGCTGGCATCCGAGAATCGCGGCGATTTTCTTATTCGAGTGACAGCGGATTAACAGGCTCAGAATGGACCGCTCGCGCGGAGCTAAGCGAACCTGCCGTACGGGTTTCTTTCCGAAGTCACCCTGCTGAAACAGAAAACGCACGGGTATTCTTTAACATCATGCCATTTGTCACTAGCATTTATCCACAGGCTGCCCGCAAAATAATGCAGCATGGCATTGCGCGCCGCGTCGATCGAGGGCCGTGGGCCGGTCGTTCGACGAGTATGCGGCGCTCGATGCCATTAAAAATCAAAATGGCTAACAAACCAGACACCCACACATCCACTTCCAATCCGGAAGCCGAATACGGCAATCCGCGGCGCATCGCACCGACGACGGAGAACGGCACCTACGGTCCCAACAAAGTACTGCTGGACGTAGACCAAGCATTTGCGGACGGCAATCCGAATCCGCCGTCATTACCGCAGGGTGTCGCCGGTCCCGCGACGCAAGCCAACGCCGCGGCCTATCAGGAGTGGGCGGATTGGGCAGTCCTCACCCAAATTATGAACATTCAGAATGCAGGCGCAGAGCCGGACGAGACGGCTCTCAAACGCATTGCCTATAACTGCGGTGTGAGTTTCTCTTACCGGGGCGGCCAGTATTACAACAAAGCCGACGGCGGCGTGTGGATCCCCGGGTAAGTGCCGGCGGTGTCTGGCCACCATTCCAGGCCGACCGCCGGGACGGTCGTTAATCTTATTCCCGCAGCGGTATGCATAGGAGACGTGTCGAGAATCAGCATCTATTCCGCCGATGGCTTGTTATGTGACAGCGTGTCGGCGAGTCGGTTAGCTAAACTCGAGGCGCTCGGCTTGATCGCGCGAGTCACCTATAACGGCCGCACCGGCGAACCGCGCCGCGCTGTTTTGGTGTTGCGGCCTGGCGAAGTTAAACCGCTCACCAAGCCGCCTGGTCGAACGAAGTATCACAGAGTGGAACATATCAATGATCGGCCGGCATATGACTTGCGTCACCTGGGTAACTCGCATGGCGCCACATATGCGCCTCGCGACATGCGCGATGTGTTTTTGCGGGTAGTTTCGGATTGTCTAGTGTCTGCCAAGGACGAACGATCACGAGACACTTCAGCGTGATCATTTTCCGTTCTCCCTCGCGGGGCGGCGCAAGCCTCCGCCGTCCCGCATTTTTTCTTGGAGTTTTAGACGTGGACATCATTTACGTGCTGGCTGTTTTGATCGTGGTCGGAGTGGTTCTCTATCTGATTCAGAATTACCTGCCGATCGACCAGACGATCAAGATGCTGATCAATGTAGTGATCGTTCTGTTTCTGCTTCTGTGGTTGTTGCGCTTTTTCGGAGTCGTTGTGGGCCCGCGGCACTCTCTTTTGATCGTGCCGGCTAATCCGTGAGCTCCGCCGGTGAAGGCAGCTCGAGCCGGTGGCGACGGTCGCGGCACGCGCCGTTCTCGATGCAGTGATTGCAGTATGCGCTGTATCCGCGGGCCACGCGCTCGTGACCGGAACGCGCTAACAAAATGATTGCTCCACACAAGGAACATTCCGCCTCGATCGCGCTAGGCGCGGGCCCCACGTAATCGGCTTTCCGGATCGCGCACACGATGCTTTGACTCATGCCGCGCAGTATAGCTAAACCTGCAGGCGGATGCCCAGGTGATCACAAGGCGCGTCGATCAGATCCTGCGAAACGCCCAGATAGCGTTCGGTTGTCTGGATCGAAGCATGGCCCAGGCTCAACTGTATTTGCTCGAGAGCGGCATGGCCGGTGTGCGCCAACTTGGCGAACGTGCGCCGCAGATCGTGGGGTGCCAGCTTGCCCAGGCCTTCGATCTTTGCGGCGTAGTGCACCACGACGTCCATCACGTTCTGCGGCAACAGGGGACCGCCGGCGAGCTCGCCCTTGTTGTTCATGGAGCGAAATACCAGCCCGGCGGTAAGGCCGGCGGCCTCGGTCCAAACATCCACCACGGCCTTGCACCAGGCGGGCATCGGCACGGAACGAATGCGCTGCCCCTTGCCGATCAGATCCACAATCACCCAGCGGCCGTCGCGCTGCTGGATGTGCTCGAGCGTAAGCGCGGAGGCCTCCGCGCGCCGCAGGCCGCAGCCGATCAGCACGGCCAGCAAGGCGCGATCGCGCTTGCCTTTCAGCCTGGTAGTATTGGGCGCCACCAGCAGAGCCTCGGCCTGCGCGCGAGTGAGCCAATTGCCGCTGCGCACGCCGGCGCGCTTGATCCCCTTGCAGCGGGCAATCCCGTGCGCGAGCGTGGGATCCATGAACCCGTTGTCGACGGCCTCGGCCGCCAGGCGCCGGACCGCGCAGAGCCGCAAGTTGACCGAAGAGGCGGCCAAGCCTCGCGTCTCGAGGAAGGCCATCCAGCGTTGCACGACCGCCTTGCTGAAAACCTCTCCCGGCGCGTGGGTGGCGTACCAGCCCAGAAAATCGGTAAGGGCGTGGCCATAGGCGGCTTTGCTGTTGGGGCTGTGCATGGCGTCGACCACCAGGCGCCGGAGGGCCTGTAGCCGGTCGCCGGCGCGGAGGGGTGCCTGGACCAAACTTGATTCCATAAGTCTGATTATGATACGCATTTGCGTGGAACATTTGATGAATTTTTGCGTTCCACGTTCCGCCGCGGCTCCTCCTGGAACGGTGATCGGCTACAGGGGTGCCGCGCGTACCCTGGGGCATCCCAAGTGCCGTCGAAAATTGCTTGGAGGCGGAGTCGTGGTTATCCCTCCCTTTGCCCATGTTTGAATGGAGGTAACCGGCTCGGGGGCCCGCCGATTTTTCCCGTCGGGGCCGCTCGGCGGCGGTACGGGTCCTTCCGGGGGGGTCGGTCCAGCGCGGGTGAAAAGGCCCCAGTTTTTTTGTAGTTCTGATGCAAATTTAGGGGCTTCCACTGTTCCAGGCCTCATGGTGACAAATTATGCCTCGAGTGACGAGCGTTAGAGAGCTCGGCCGCGCCCTTGGTTTAGCTCACACCACGCTCAACCGGCATCTCAAACAGGGCAAATTTCGCCCCGAGCGCGACGGATCGTTCGACGTCGATAAAGTGAAAGCGGCCCTGGCGAAAAACCGCGATGTGGAACAGCCCACCCAAGCGGCCGGGGGCGACCCCGCCTATGCCGAATACAACCTCCACCGCAGCATCCGCGAAAAGTACCGCGCCAAACGCGAAGAGATGGACCTTCGCGAACGGATGGGCGAGCTGGTCGAACGCTCCACAGTCCAAACCGTCTGGGGGGAAGTGACCGGCAACGTCCGCAACCAGCTCCTGTTACTTCCCGACCGGGTGGCGCCGCGCATCGCTGCCATCACCGACGTACTCGAGTGCCGCTTTCTTCTCGATCGCGAAGTGCGCCAGGCACTCGCCGAGTTAACTGAGCATGCGCCTGAACCGGTTTGACTACACCCAACATCGCGGCCGAGCTCGCCGACTTCTTCTACCGGCAATTCGCGCCGCCGCCCGAAATTACCGTATCGCAGTGGGCCGACCAACATCGGCGCCTGTCGGCGGAGAGCGCAGCAGAATACGGCCAATGGAAAACGTTATCGTTTCAACGCGAGCCGATGGACGCCGCCGGCGATCCGCGCGTCCGCCGCGTGGTCATCAAGTCATGCACGCAGCTCCTCAAAACGGTAACCATCGAGAACGCCGTAGCCTACTTCATCGATCAGGATCCCGGCCCGATGCTGATCATTCAGCCGCGGGACAAAGACGCCAAGGATTTCAGCAAAGAACGCCTGGCGCCCATGATCCGCGATACGCCGCGGCTGCGTCAGAAAGTATCCAGAGCCAAATCGCGAAACTCCGACAACACCATCGAAGAGAAACATTTTCCCGGCGGACTCCTGGCGGTCACCTCATCCGGATCACCCGGCAACCTGGCGCGGCGCTCCATCCGGTTTCTGTTTTGCGATGAGGTGGACAAGTACGCTCTCTCCGCCGGCGCGGAAGGCAACCCGGTATCGCTCGCACGCAAACGCCTCGCCACCTTCCGCCATCGCGCCAAGGAAATCGATACCTGCTCGCCCACCATAGCGGGCAGCGAAATCGACCGCGGCTACGAGCTATCGGATCAGCGCGAATTTTACGTGCCGTGTCCCCGGTGCGGCCAGCATCAATCCATGATGCTCAAGTTCCGCACCCAGGTGCGCTGGGATTCCAACCTGCCGACGAGCGAAGAGCAGGCCGACTCGGCACGTTATCATTGCGAGCACTGCGGCGCGCCCTGGACCGATGCCGAACGCTGGGATGCCGTCGACCGCGGCGCCTGGCGCGCCAACAAGCCCTTCGCCGGCATCGCCGGATTCTGGATCAGCGAGCTCTACTCGCCCTGGAAACGGCTACGCGATATCGTCTTCGATTTTCTGACCAAGCAAGACAATATCGAAGACCTGAAAACCTTCATCCAGACGTCGCTGGCCGAGAATTGGGCCGAACCCGGCGAAGCCCCTGAGTGGGAACGCCTGCTGGGACAACGCGAACCCTACGCGATCGGCGCCGTGCCACGCGGAGGGTTGTTCCTGACCGCCGGCGTCGACGTGCAGCGCGAGAACGGCGGCCGGCTCGAGGTCGAAGTAGTCGCCTGGGGCCGCAACCGGCAGTCCTGGTCGATCGACTATCGCATTTTTGCCGGCGATCCGGCCGGCGCGGAAGTCTGGCAGCGTCTGGAAGCCTATCGCGCGCAATTGTTCTCCTGTGAGGGAGGCGGCAGCCTGCCGCTCGAGCGCATGTTCGTGGACTCGGGCGACGGCGCCATCACGGCAGCGGTCTATGAGTGGGTGCGTTTGCAACCTCGCCCGCAGGTCTGGGCGATCAAAGGCTACGGCAAAAGTGACCCCGTCGGTTCCCCGCATGCCGTCGAGACTACCGTAGACGGCCGCCGGCTCAAGTTCGGCGTGCTCTTCAAAACCGTCAACCCGGATTTTTTCAAGGGTCAACTGTTCGCGGACTTGCGCAAGCGCAAGCCTACTGAAGAAGAGTTGGAGCACATCGAATTTCCGGCGGGGTATTGCCACATGCCGATGGATATCGCGTATGGCGACGAGCATTTCAAGCAACTCTGCGCCGAGCAGTTGGTCAGCCGGCGCGATCGCCACGGGCGCATGCGCCAGGAGTATCAGCAGATGCGTCCGCGCAATGAGGCGCTCGATTGCCGCATTTATGCGATGGCCGCCGCCTGGGATTTTGGATGGCACCGGTTCCAGGAACAACACTGGACCACATTGGAACGACGGCGCGCCGCGCAGGCCACCGAACCGCCGCCCGACTCACCCGCGGCGACGGTTCCGGCGCAGCCGTTCTTCCCCGGCTCGACCGGACGCCGGCCGGGGTTTCAGATTCGATTGAGGTGACTCTTTATGCAGATACCGGCACGTAACGCTTGATCGAGACGCGCGGGTGCTGCCGTGCCTGGGATACGTCGTAAGCCAGTTGCATGCGCAAGAGATGCTGCATGTCTGGCCCGAACGCCTTTTCGATGCGCAAGGCCATATCCGGAGTGAGGGCAGCTTTGCCGTTGAGTAGATCGGAGAGAGTAGCGCGACGCACCTTTAAGATTGCTGCAGCCTTGGAGACGCTGAGTCCGTAAGCTTCAATGATTTCGGTCTTGATCAGATCGCCGACATGTGGTGGATTCTTCATAGCAGTCTCCGATGCGCCCGACAGATCGGTTTCGCTGAGCCGCCGCAGCCGCCCGTGCTGTTTAGCCGTTTTCAAACGCTCCGCGAGAACCTGGGGATGTGCATCCCACCACATGGCCTCTTCTTTCTCGCTAACAAAATTGGGTACGGGTTTGCGGCTCATTCAATCTAACCTTCCCCGGTAACACCGTACAGTGTCAAGTGATTTCGAATGTCCCCTCGGGGAGCTCGACGAGCTCGATGAGATGCGGCGGTCACGCGGGTATGGGCTGGTGCGATGGCGCATCGAGCACGAACTGGAGCTCGCCCGCAGGAAGCTCGAGTTAGATTCGGACTTCGCAACGGCATGCACCCTGCGCGGCTACATTCAGGCCTTGCGCATGGTGCTGCATCTGCCGGTTGTTTTGAGTGAGGAAGCAGCAGAGCGGCAGGCCAAGCGAGAACGTGACCACTCTGTCGCCTGAAGAGCGCTGCCGGCAGGAAATCGCAGCCGTGACCAAGGAACTACGCGCGGGCGCTACCGACCTGGACGGCTTGCTGCGGGCGCTCGTGGATTGGTCGCTCGAATTACGCATGCTGGAGAGCCGATCCCGGATAAACGTGAGGCCAGCAGGAAAGCTCTAAATGTCTTACACGACTGCACAAATCGATAGCATCATCGCCCAATTGCAGAACGCTCTGGCCGCCGGCGCCACGGCCGCCGAGTTTCAATTCGAAGGCCGGGTGTATCGGGCGCAGACGGCCAAAGAGATCAGCGCGCGCATCACCTATTTCACGTCGCTCTACGACAATGCGAGCGACGCGTCGCCTAATCCGACGCCCAAGACTCGCACGTTTTATCTGCACGGCGGTAACGGCATCTACTATTAAATGGGCTATTTCCGAAATCTCGCGCGGGCCATCACCGGCCGGGCCATAAGCGGCACTACCTTCGGATATCCGACGACCACCTCCGGCTTTAATGCGGCCACGATGGGGCGGCGCACCGTCCATATCGGCACGTCGAACCGGGGGGCCAGTTCACTGGCGCTCTCCGATGGCCCCGTGCTCACCGGCCGATCCAGGAAAGCGGCGATGGATAATCCGCTCGCTTCGACTGGCATTACGGCCTTTATCGCGGAAACCATAGGCACCGGCATTCGGCCGCATTCCATGCACCCGGACGCCAGCACGCGCCTTT